AATGATGTATACCACTTTGTATTGCGCGTAAATTTATAACGTTACCTGTAACTTTATCTAAAATAACCGAATCATCTAATTTAATTTCGAGGCTTCGTAAATGTTCATGACTTATATATTCACTATTTAATATATTATCAGCGTGATCGTAATCAAGTGGACTTACAAAGTGTGAACTAACTACACTATTTCTGATTTCTTGTATTATAAAGTACAGTTCTTTTACTGGATTTTTAAAATTAAGTTTATGTTTTACAAGAACGGGTTGAATATTAGGACTCTGTGGAATTTGATCTATACTTTCTTGAATTTGAGTAATAGTGTAATCTATTTTTCTACTTAATAACATCTGTTTTTCTTCTTCGTCTAGAGAAACCATTTCGACATTTATTTTTAAACTTTTTATCAAGTTTTTAGGTTTTAAACCCGTATAATGTATGAAATTTACATGAGCAACTCCAGTTCTTGTTGCGTGAATACACTGATCAACTTCGCGAAGTTTTATAACAATTTCAATTTCCTGACCTGTTATGGCACAGAGTGGTACAGCAAGTTCAGGGTTATTATAAAAATAAAACGGTATATCAATGAAATACTTTGTATCTGATGTAGCATTACCGAGATAATGACCTAAAGCGGTTGACATGACCATAGTTCCAGAAAATTCTAAAGGTGGTTTACCAATAAGTTTTTCTAAATTATGTTGTTTTGTTTGTGTTGTGTATTGTTCTGAATAAATATGTATAAAATCACTCGTAAGTCTTTGAATAACTTCACCCCCTATTAATAATTCTACATATTCAATCATTTGATGCCCTATTGATTCATTATATCCTATACCAGTTCCATTTGTTATAGAACTCTTGAGACTTTGATCTATAGCCGATAATTCAACTTTCATACTTACAGTTTTAAGGAGATCACCTTGGTTTTGTGGGATTGTACATCGAATAGTGTTTCCAAATTCTACTTCACCTTGAACGTCTAAATCAACAAAGAATGGTGCAAAATTGGTATGTTTTTGAAAATTCTTTATGAAATATGTATACTCGGGGTCGTCTGTAAAAAAAGCGTCCTGTGGACCAGATGTTTCTAATTGAACACGACCAGCCATTACTAGTATAACTGACTAAAATTTTAAACCCCCAAGTCCGCTGCTTATACGTAAAACGTTATAGTTTACAGCGTATACGTAAACTTTGTGTCCGAAACTAGCGTCTGGTGTATCGAGTTCAATATCTATCAAATTGTGGGCTATTCTACTCATGTTAACTTGACCGGTCGGGTAATACGTTTCTGGTTTCAAAGAAAAACTATAGACGCCAAATTTATTACCTGTTACACCCGTATAATACTTTAATGGTTGTTCGTAACTGAGCATTAAATTATCGGCATCTATGATTATGTTATTGTTAAATTTCATGGTAACTTGTTTTATTGGTTCGTATTTGTATACGTCATCACTAACAGCCATAAAAAACATTTCCTTGACCGGGTTTTTAAAATTAAGCATACCAGATTTTTTAGATTCACCCGCTTTAAACTTGAATTGAGACAATTGGAGTTGAGTTATAACGTATTCTACAGGGCGTGTAAGTAAGAAATTCTTTTCGTGTTCTGTAATAAAAAAGAAATCTGTTACAAGTGAAACCTTTTTAATAGAAGACAAAACACTCGACGGTGGATCAGATACACCACCACCTGTTCTCGTGTATGATAATGTGACGTCTGTGAGTTTTTTAAACTTTATATGTACTTCAACAAGTTGTTTTGTTAAAGCACACACAGGTATAGCTAAACTCGGGTTTCTAAAGAAATAAAATGGTAAAAATAAATTATAATCCCAATCGTACGTCACGTCTATGTAATTACTGTGTCCCGTTAGGAAATAGAGGGTTTGATCAATATCATCTTTATTACTGTGTATCTGATCATACATGTAAATATAATCACCCGTTATTCTCTCTATAGTTTGTCCACCAATAACGAGATCGGCATGGTCTATTATCTGCGCACCTATAGATTCACGGTACCGAAGTGTTTTCACGTTTATCTGACCACCCATACCGTTGTGTGAAGCACAGTAATAGTATAAAGTTGATGGTGCACCCACTGGTACGACAAATGTAACGGTAGATGTACTCGGATCGGTAACACCAGTTGTGTAATCGGAATAACTGGGTGAAGCCGTTGTGGAAAACCTAAACGGGTGTGATGGATGACTCGCATTGTTGAAGGTATACGTCGTACCTTCGTATAAAGTCAATGTTGCCTGTTGGACACCATCTATAAAGTATTTATTTCCCGAACCAGTCGATTGAAACGTTACATTAAATGATTTATCAGGTGTTGTTGGTTTAGGTAAAGTAAATTTAAGCATTGTACTTCGGATAAGGTCACCCTTGTTTTTGGGTATACGACACTCTACAGTTGCATCGTAATCAACATCACCATCAAAAGGTGTTTCGATAGATTCAATTGAAAATTTAGTATGTCTTCTAAAATTCATCAGGAAATATGAAAACTCGGGTTCCCCAGTAAGCCATTGGTCCTGGATACCCGTGATAGCAAGGTTTAATCGACCAGCCATTCTTACTTTACGTGAGTAAAATTTTATTAAATAAAACGACACGATATTATAGATGAATCTTCAGTTGAGAAAATTTAAACCTGAAAACATGGCGGATGATAAAGTATGTGTTTTTATAGGTAAACGTAATACGGGTAAATCAACCCTTGTTACTGATATTCTGTACCATAAAAAACATTTACCAGCGGGTATAGTTTTATCAGCAACAGAAGAAGGTAATCATTATTATCAACAGTATATACCAGATTTATTCATATACGGTGATTACGACAGAGAAGCTATTGAACGTGTAATGGATAGACAAAAGAGATTAGTTGGTGCGGGTAAAAAAAATTGTGGAGCCTTTCTTCTTTTAGATGACTGTATGTATGATTCTAAGTTTATGAAAGATACATGTATTCGTCAATGTTTTATGAATGGTCGTCATTGGAAGATATTTTTCATGTTAACCATGCAGTACTGTATGGATTTACCACCCGCACTCAGGGCAAATATAGATTATATTTTCATTTTACGTGAAAATATTATTCAAAATAGGGAAAAATTGTTTAAAAACTTTTTTGGTATTTTTCCATCCTTTGAGATGTTTAATAAGGTTATGGATTCGTGTACGGAAAATTACGAATGTTTGGTATTGGATAATACTTCTAAAAGTAATAAAATAGAAGATTGTGTCTTTTGGTATAAAGCAACACTTCGTAAAAATTTCAGGGTAGGTGCACCAGAGTACTGGCAAACACATAAAAAGATGTTTAATCCGAAACATGGAAACATGAAAATGGGTGACCCAAATTCAGTTAAAAAGAATACACCATTTAAAGTTACGAAAAGGAAATGATAAGATCAATTGCTAAACGACTGTATACACCTATAAAAAATACCAACACTGTAGTGTATCCAGCTTATAATGAATTTAAACCAGATGATAGTGATGATGGGTACCGTGTTATAATTGATATATGTCATCATACTAAAACTGTTTATATAGATAATGATATGTGTGATTACGATAAATTAAACGATTTACCCAGAATCATAAAAACATTCGGGTGTTTGTATCCAAACTACACTCTTCAGGACAATAATGCGTAATCATTTAAAACCAAAAAACTATGTACATATAAATGGCGACAGACGTTAGAACGATGAATCTTTCAGATAATGGCGACGGTATGGTATCTCTAAATAATAATCAAGGGACATCGTTCGTGCCGAATATCCCCCCTGAAAAAAATGTGAGTGAAAATAAACAGACAATGGACTCTACTTCGATTTCCGATATTATGGGTCAAGCCGAGGAACCACTCGAACCACCAATGATGAGCGCTGACCCAAGAATGTCACAAATGCATATGCAAGCTCCAATGATGATGGCACAACAACAACAACCAGTAGGACAACAAACGACTGAAAAAAAATCTGAATCTAAAAATCCATTCAACCTTACTGATGACCAGTTCCAAGCACTCATTGTAGCTGTGTGTGCTGCGGTGGCAATTAGTAAACCAGTTCAAGAAAAACTCGCAAACTTCGTCCCATCGTTTTTGAACGACCAAGGACACCGAAGTGCAATCGGCTTAGCGTCGACCGGTATGGTCGCGGCGGTCGCCTTTTACCTTGCAAGAAAATACGCTTAAATAGCATTATAATGTTTATACATTCTCTTTCCAAAAATTAAATAGGAAACGAGAAATCCGAACAGTAAACCAACTGCGCGAAGTCCTAAAACAGTACCAGTACTCTTCGTAGTTTTACCATAATCTTTAAAATCCTTTTCAAACCTTTTGTTTATTTGCGAAATACCCGCAACCATACCCATACCCAACAACGTCGATATCATTAAAAATGGACCATCTATAGCTAAACGCCCAATTATATTACCACCACGTGGTAATATCGTGATGACTAATGGTGTAACGACCATGATTATAAACATGTTTAACCATTTATCGTTTAAAAGTAGGGGAGCACTCGAAGACACGAGTAAAGTGTTCAATAACAAATACGCTTTCATTAAATCGCCAAACGATTGCATTTTATTAATACCAAACATTATTTATCCTGGATGTGTTTACCACAAAACTCAGTTTTTTGTGGTATTTCCTGGTATATCCCTAAAGAAACGCATATCGTTTTAAGTTCACTAAAATTTTTCCAGAATTCTTTACTGTGTGAATATTCGTCAACAGTACAGTGTGCGAGTTCGTGTAATAAAACATGGAATATTTCATTAGGTTTGCCATCGATACATATACCTATACCCACACCCTTACTAACATTATATCCTATATACCCATTTGTATATCGATGTGCGGTAATTGGAATTTCTTTACATAACATTTTGAATTTCTGATTATTAGTATCCTTAAGGTGTTCCCTGAGTGTCCTGTATTTTTCACGAACTTCAGATAATTCCCGTGGTTCCCTTGTGTTTATGAATAATAACACGTTTATGATAACTAGAATTATGGCGAGTATCATCTTATCATAAACATATAAAAAAATAGACGGGTTCACCTCTTATACACAAACTTAAATTTACTATACAAATCCGAAACCGGGTTCCCTTTAAGATCTTCCCATAATGTTAAAGTAAACCCCAAATCTTCCATACGCGTAAAAAATATATCCTTGTGTGCAATGGGTTCGACTTTTGGTCCGTCTGCATAATATGGTGTATCGGCTAAGTGGACGTATAACTTTTCCCCAAAGTTTCCCGAACTCGTATGTTTCATTAGAAAATAGTTTCCTAACTCATCTTTTACTGGTGTTTTCATGATAATCTTATCGGAATTCGGTATAATTCCTATGAATTGACCACCAGGTTTTATTCTATTTTTAATTGCTAATAAAGACGTCTCGAATAACTTGGGTGATTCGAATATATAGTGTAACGCAAAGTTATAACATACGACATCGTATTTTCTTTGTGGACACGCGAATATATCACCTTCGTAAAAGTTGACGCGTATTTTCATATTCTTGGCACGCGACTTAGCCTCCTTAAGTGATTCTGGGTTCGGTTCACACATGCTTATATTAGCCCCCGCGTGTCGCCACTTTTGGAGATCTCCACCGAATCCACATCCTACATCCAAAATACTGTCGCCTTCGCGGGTAGCCGATTGGATGAGGAGACGCTTAGACTCGTTATGGTACTTACGTATCTCCTCCATTTATTTATATTCGTTTTTCCTTTTTAAATGTGGTTACTAAGGTTGAAAAACAATAAATATACATTAATAAAAAATATACTAAATGTAAAGCCTAAGTATAAGAGGCTTAAACAGAAGATACTATTTAATCATATAAAACAATGTCAACGCTTGAACAAGATTACACGACCGTTCCCGGTCAATTATACGCATGCCTTTCCGTCGTAGGACCGGAAGCGCCGCAAAAGAACGATAAATTTGGAATTAAGATTCGAGGTGCATTTAATTCTAGAGATGAGGCTGCATCACACGCTAAACGTCTTCAAAAAGAAGATGCGACGTTCGATATTTACGTTGTTGATATGTATAAGTGGTTGTTAATCCCACCGGATCCGACAAAGATCGAAGATGTTCATTATACGAATGAAAAACTTGAAGAACTCATGTCTGGATACAAAGAAAATCAAACACAAGCGGCACACATGTTTGCGGAACGTAAACGTGATATGGTCGAAAGTGCATCTACATTTACAAAACCAGGTGATGAAAACTCGAAGTATTATACGAAACCTGATGAACCACCAATCAGTCACCCAGCTGAAGTTCTCGAACGTCTCCAAAAGGAAAAACCAGATACACCAATGGAGGAACTTGTTAAGGAAGCGGATGCCACGGTTGCTAAGGAAATTGAGGAAAGAAAGGAAAAACGTGAAGCTGAGG